ACAATTGAAGTGCTCTTTAATAGCTCTTCTCCAGAGCTTTTTAGCGTCAGGACTTGTCATGGTTATTAGATTGTATAAATAATGGTCGGGTTTAGGTAGTAATGGAGTCATTAAGAAAGTAGTTTCTTTTTAACAATTTCTAATGCCTGATCATCTAGTTTGTTATCAGTTCTAGCAACATAAGCTTCTAGTAGATCTATTACTAGTTTCTTGACTGCATCTGATTTCAAGAAGGCGAAAAGGATGGGTTTGATAATTAGGATCATTATGTTATAAGATTAAGTTAGTCTGATTTAGCAGTTTTTTTCGCTGCTTTCTTTTTAGCTTTAGCTGCTGCTTCAGCTTCTTCACGTTGTCTAATTAGTGTAGTTTTAACTTTAGGTTTTAAATCATTTATACCATCTAAGTTAGGACGAGTGTTTTTATGTTTATTAGTAAATGAACTCATTAAAATAATCCGAATTTCTTTTTAGGTTTTTTAGGTGGTTGTGTTTCTTTTAGATATGCAGAGATAGCTATAACATCGCTACACATACTTTCTACACGGCTACCAGGTCTCAACATGAATCCTTTAGTTTGTAGCTCTGCACATTTCAATGTTCTGACTAATTCATAGTCAAGACGCATCTTCTCTTCTTGCCTTGCAGCAATGGAGAGGCAACGTCTTAATCCTCTACGATCTAAAGGGACCATAAAGTTAATTTGTGCTCCCCAGTTTTCAGCGGCGGTATAGCTCTTTTGCTCCATACCATTCTCATCTATATCCCAAGGAGTTGTATGATTTCCCATATAAAATGGTGAGAAAGTCATTGTACTACCATTGCAAGAGATGTTAGGACCATAATGCTGCCTAGATGGAGCACCATTATTCTGAAATTGCACCGCTTGATTGGTTACATTTCCTGTCGCAGCAGCTACTGGATTGGAGACATTATTGTTCTCCTCCTCTGCACGTACTGGTGCTACTGAGAGAAGACTGATAAGGAGACCGTAGTAGACGAGGTATCTATTTCTCTGTCTATTACTTCTACGGATAACACCTGACTTGCTGCTCTTGTCACCACTTCGAGTGAAAAGGGATCTCCAGCTGTGTGTAAGGTGAATACCGAATCCGAGTCGGCTAAACCTCCTGAAGAAGCTGAAGTATGAGTTATGTTTTCTCCACTCCACTTGTTCAGGGCTGACCCGTATGTTGTAGTCGTTATCTCCTCGACAATTTCTTGAGTTGTTGTTGTTGTACTGTTCATCGAACCCTGGGTGAAGTTTGGGGTTACTAATTCTGCTCTCGCTACCGTGGGTGATGCCAGTGCTAAGAGTACTAGCCATTTCTTCATGTTTTTGGTTTATCTTTTTTGTTACCGTTTCCGTTACCAGTAGTTAAGCCGAATGTCGCAAGTGCTCCAGTAAAAATACTGGCAGGGAAAGTTATATCTCCACCTGGACTTTTCCTTATCATAGGTATTTCTACATAATTCAATGTAATAATAAAGCCACTCCAGACTACGACACCAAGACGTACAAAAGTACCTAATATTTGAATTTGGTGTTCTTGATCTTCAGCAGCGTCTTTTAATTTTCCAAAGAATCCTTTTTCTTCTTTTGCTTTTGCTTCCATTTATCTATTTTTCCTTGTAAGAATTTCTGTACTTTCTTTTTAATTGGTTCAAATAAAGATGACGTAACAGAAGTTGTTGCTACAGCTACTACAGCAGTAGTAACGGCTGTCACTACTACTGCAGGTTCTGGTACTGGCATCTGTATATCTATAACAGGTATCTTTAAATTGGGTGGTTCTGGTTGTTCTGTAGTTTCTTCCTTAACATCTGGAGGTGCTTCTAAATTACTTGGAGGTATAACTATTGGTTTATACGATGGTATCCGAGATGTTGGAGGTTTAAAGTAAAGATTATCAGGTTGAGGTAATTTTAATTTCGGTAAATGTATATTGTACAACTTACCAAGGTTTACCCGTTCCTATTGTTGGTGTTTTTTGTTCATTAACACCATTCTCAACTATTGCCTCAATCTGTGCTACTGAAGGGATTTTAGAATCAGCTTTATTTAATTCTTCAATTCTTGCCTTAACCCAAGTTAATACTTGTGATTCTGTCAGGTCAGCATAAGGTACAAGACTAGAAGGTTTCGGTAAAGATACCTCACCAGTAGCCCTAAATTTATAAGTACCATCAGAACCATCAACACGATATATAACTTTAGAAACATAGCCATCTGCTAGTTCTCTTTCCATCGTATTAACTTGCCATGTTTTTGTTGCCATTTTGATTAATAATAAGTTTAATAAATTAGCCTGTCAATGAGGCTACTTGTGTTTTTAAAGTTTCAACTTCTGCTGATAATTCCTTAATAGATTCTATTAATAAAGGTACTAATCTTTCGTATTTTATTGTCAAATAATCAGTATCAGGTATTTTACTGACTACTTCGGGTGCAACCTTTTCAACATCTTGTGCAGATAGACCAACCTCAAGTTTATTGCTAAGTCCTAAGCCTTGACCTATTGAATTAAAGTTATAGTTAAATCCTTGTAGCTGTTTTACCTTGCTCACTGCACCAGTGATATTGACTATGTTTTCCTTTAAACGAATATCAGAACCACTTTCACTAGCTGTTCCTGTTGTATAAACACCTCCGTTAGATGTTTGGAAGCGAAGTACATTCCAGTAATAAAGTCTAACGTCTGATTCTTCTGGTACTATAGCAAGTTGTCCAGTACCCCTATGCCTTATCATTGTATCACCATTAGCCCCTGGTGCTCTTAAAAATCTTGATCCGTAGTCTGCGTATGTAGTATCCCCAATAAGATCAATAAAAGCATAGTTGTCGCCTGTTGCACCGTTACCTACCTCAAGAGCAACAGTACCGCCAGGGTTTTGAAATCTAATTTCTGACCCATGAGTAGTTATTCCATTAGAGAATGTCTCAAACTTCTTACTATTATCATAATAAAGTTCTACTGCATTATTATTTCTGCATTTAAGAGCTGTATCAGGTGTTGATTCATTACCTACTTCTATATGAACGTCTCCACTTGCAGAACCTAAAGTAAAAACACCAGACCTAGTAGCCATTGATCCATAGGTATGAGTCCCTCCTGATGGACCTACTCTAAATATAAGTCTATCTGCACTATCTTGGTATATATAATGATCTGAACCTCCTATGAAAACACCACCTCCAAGATCCAAGTTTCCATTTATTGATGAATCACCAGCAACAGAAATACCCGTTGAAGTGGTTGCTAGTTTTTCTGAACTATCGTAGTAAAGTTTAACAGCTCCATCATGTATTGCATAAAGGTAGTTATCACCTGAAGTATCTTCCAAGAGTAAATCTTCTGCCTTTATCCTTAGACCACCACCAGTATTATTTTCCTGTATGTATGAATAATTATCACCACTTGAATGTCCAATGACAAAATCATCACTAGCACCAAACTTTGCATATATATTATCTGCAAAAAGTAGATGATTATCTAATCGTTCTATATGTTCAGCACCGATAGAATCATCTGCAATATTATCTCCGTCTACGCAGTCAGCAGCTAAGTGAACATGATCTATACTTCCATCTACATAGTGTTCAGAGTTAATAGAATTATCTTGAATGTTATCTCCGTCTACGCAATCTCCAGATAAATGTGCATGATCTATTGATCCATCTACATATTGATCACTATCTATAGAGTTTGCTGACATGTGAGCTAAATCTATAGATCCATCAACATAGTGTTCTGAATTTACAGCATTATCAGCTAATTTTGTACTGTCTATTGCATCATTAGCTATATTAACTCTTTGAATAGTATTATCATCTAATGCGGATACAACTAAAGTACCTGCAGCATCAGGTAATCTTATGACTCTATTTGTAGTTTGAGCTTTAGCTTTTAATGTAGTAAAGTTACCATCAGTTGTAGCTCCTTCAAATTTTACTCCAAAGTCTGAAGCAATTCCAACATCACTTTGTTTTAATTCACCTTCTCCTAAACTAGATAATGCATTATTATCAATTTCTTGTACAGAATAAAGAAGTTGATCTGCATTACTATTTAAGTCTTCTGCTTTTATAGCTGATCCTGGGTAGAAACTAGCTTTTTTAATATCATTACTTGTATTTCTATATACAATAACTTTTTTACCACTAGCAGGAGCTGTATTTAATTTTATTCTTGTAGCATTTACAAAAGTAAACGCAGTAGTATCTGTACCATCTACCCTTACTTTTACATCATCTTGTTCTAAGTAAGGGAAGGTAAAATCGAATTCGGTGGTGGTGGAATTGGCTGTTGTAAATGTATTCTGTGTAATAGCCATAATTATTTATTCATTTGTAATAATTGTTGAGTTTTTTCTCGCTTTTGTGTTTGTATGGCGGCAGGTACATTACCTTCTTTCATTTGTTTATCAGCTAGTTGTTGAGATATAACAGAACTATTAAAGCTTGGATTATTATTCATAAACATTAACTCAGCTTCTTTCTGAGCAACGCTAACAATCTTATCTATCTCTCTAAATAATGGTAATAATCTTGTTTTCAATTTAACTGAATCTTCTGAAGTTTCATCACCATTAGCTCTATGAAAACGTAATTGTCCTATTTGGTCTTTATAGGCTTTATTCCTCATAAGAGGAATTAGTTTTTTATATAACTGCATATTTCCTATGTAACCATATATATCTTCTCGCTCTTCTGGAGTATAATCTCTAGATCCATCAGAATGCTGTTTTAATCTACCTAGTCCATCCCATCCAGTAGTTAGTAACCACTGTCTCCATTTTTCTTGTGTACCACTAATCTTAATAGGACTTAAGGAATTAAGTATTCTAAGGAATGGATTATCTATATCATTTAAAGGTTCACCAGTCCAGAAATCTCTTTGCTCTGGTAAGAAACTAGAAGCAATAGGTATTTTATTCTGTACATATTTAACTACATCAGCTTGTATATCTTTCTGAGTAGATGTAATAGCATTATTTAATACACCTAAAGCACCAGACATAGGAATCATAGCTCTAGC